CTCCTGTTTTACCATGGGATGGGGAATCCTGTCCACAAGTTTTTCCCCATCCCGTATCTCTTCGAACCATTCATTCTTTGGTCCGAAAACGGGAAATCCCATTCCTGTATTCATAGGAATGGCATCAAGGAATCTTTTTCCTGGTACACCCAACACCATTTCCTTATCACTTAAAGGAGCAATACCTTCTACGGAATTCAAATCTTTTGCGAATTCCAAGATAGGTTTCAACCAATCCTGTCGCGCACGTTCTAGCAATGAAGGCAAGAACATTTTCGACGGGTTGATAATGTGTTGTAGCGTAGCATTAAAAGCTTTCCAATTTGGTTTGAGACGAGGAGCACCCCACTGATTCACAATGTGGAAGTGTTCCTCGATCTTAGGTGAAAGAATCGATTTAATAACTCGACTCTTCGCCTCAGAGCGCAAATGTGTAGATCCATACACATCGACAATAGAATTTTCATCTCTGTCGATAAACATCTGTGCATTTGGATGTACTGATGTGCTTGCCAGCAACGGCTTACCGTACTGGGTTTCTGGCAAATCAGTAGATTGCGCAATCGGTCTCAAACCGGGCAAAGCAAATAGCATCTTCTTCAATCGCTCTGCCCTTTCCTTCGTAACCGTCATCATTACCCCATAACTATTGTCCTTGTTCCCTCCAATATGGAAACCAAGGATAACGGGATTTCGTCCTTCCGGAATTACTAAACCCATACAGGTACCATCCTGTGCGGTTTTAGATGTATACTCGCCTCCATACATGCTCAGATATTTATGTCCGAACTGTCCATGGTTGACTTGTATACGTTCCGTAGACAACTTCACATCCTTGTCCCTCGCTAACAAAGTACATACCGAGGAACCCGTAGGTAAAGTTTGGGGTAGATGTTTGCCCAAATTTGAAGGTACATCTGGGCAAGTAGGAATAAATGCTACAACCATATCAAAATCTGGTTCAAATACAGCATTCTGTCCTATTTGTGCGATGAAAGCAACTTTGCTTGTTACACGATTTTCATCCCTATAGCATACAACGTCCAACCAATCAAAAGGTTGGAGGTTCATGTCTGCTTTCGGGTGAAAAATATGGCGTGGAAACCATATAATGCCTTTTTCTGGGCAAATCACGTTACAAGCTGCCTTGTTTCCATCCGGCTTGGTAAATTCAGCCCACCACAAATTCTTTTTACACGTTGCCATAATATGTTCAGGCAGCGCATTTTGAACTTGGGGTTGAGCTTTCCAGCCAATCTTATCCATCATGAAACCAAACCATGATGGCTGTTTCTCAATATCCTCTGGAGTCATTGACTGTGGTACGGCCTTAATCCGCTTATCATTCCACAGCTTAATCAATTTGACACCTACTGCAAGCGTCGCGACGAACAAAATTCCTTTCGGAAATTTGCCGTCACGAATATTCTTGGCATATTCAGGGAGCGCATCCCTTTTCTGCAAGTAGATTTCTTCCAATTGAGAAACACGTCTTCGGTGCATAAAGTACGTTACAATCGTTGACCCCCATGCAGCTGCGATACTCTTCCCTACCAAGGAAGGTCGCCGGGTATATAATCCATACCCAAACATAGAAAGACAAGTCCATCCCATTAATCTCATGGGACGACGTAAATCATACAAAGCAGCAGTGCTGTTCCAAGTAGATATCGTTTTCTTGAAAACTCGCGTTCTAAACAACCATTGAGGTGTCAGAGCAATGAGGAGAGGTGTTCCTGTGCGGTTCATCTCCTCCTGTAGCTCTTTCGCGAGAGTCTTTGTTGCCATTCGTCGAATGGGACTAAACCCTATCAACGAATTAAACAAATCAACTGGTTTCATCCACGAATTAACGTAGTTTGTAAACGCAGTTTTGACAACATCTTGTGCAACCGACGCGATCATATCGCTCGCGTGTGGTTTCACATCCTTGATATCAACACAAGAACAATATTCAGGATATTGCTTACACTTAGAACAAAACACCGTTTTAGAAGCATTTCGTGCCTTGTGCATTAAAGAATCCTGTTCTGCTTTGTGCACCGTGGCAAGTTGGATAATAGCACGGAGATAATCTTTCAATCCCATGTTTTCGCAGTGCAATACACTGCCATCATCCATTGCCAAGTCAATTACTTTGAATTGATACGCCGTTTTACCTGGCGAAACTTCATAAGTAACGACTTCTTCAAGAGTTAAATCCCAAACATCCAGTACCAAGGATGTTGCGTTTCGAATTGTTTGGTGTCCTTTATCCAACATGGTGGACCCCTTCTTTCGGAATTCCTCTTTCACGTCACATTTTACATGATAGAATCGACGCAAAATCGATTCAGGACAATTGCTATAACATCTAGCATCCAAGTCCTTAACGTTGGTAGTGACGACACCAACTTTAAAATCAATAAAAACAACACCTTTCGCATTTAGCTCGGCCTTGATTGCTTGAGCAGCGACGTTGTTGAAAAACTTGATAATCACAGACGTGTGGGGATTATCCTTCGAAAAGTCGGATTTGGCATTACCAATATCATCCATGAAAACTCCTAAAATATCCGAAGTCCACGTAGATTGGTATTTGTCAAACATATCCATGGTCAAGATCCGAGAATCATCGACCACGTTACCGTCACTCATGAAGTCCATCGCTGCCAAAGCTTGAT